GCCCGGTGGCATGATTCAGGATGAGGTTATGGGTCCGCCCATGCCTACTCAGGGCAACAAGAAAACGGCACGCAAGTCAGAGTCCAAGGGCTCTTCCAAGAACCCGTTCGGTATGACTGATGAGCAGTTCACGGCGGCCATTGCTGGTCTGGCTGCAGTGATTGCATTCTCCAAGCCCGTTCAGGGCAAGCTAGACTCGATGGTCCCCAAGTTCACAGGTGAAGGCGGTGACCTGTCTCTGACGGGTATGGTTGTGTCGGCTCTGGTGGCCGCCATCGTGTTCTACTTCGCCAAGCAGTTCCTGGCGGAGAAGGCCTAAGGGGCGGACCCGAAGGGTCCTGGTCTTAGTACCCCGGCGGGATCACGAGGCGAGTCGCTACGCGACTCACTCGGTCTCAGTCTCTAATCACCTCCCCGCAGTACTTGCGTTCACCCTTGGCTTCATAGATACCCTTGTCTATGCAGATCATCTTGAGCTTCTTGAAATTCTCCCAAAATTTGTCCGTGTGATCGTACTCGGGCACCGACATGTGCGCAACCTCGTGTATCAGCACGTACATCGCCGAGTTTACATCGCCTCCATCCAGGCAGATGTAAATCTCGTATCCCTTATTGACGTTCGAACCAATGACGCCATCCTTTTTACCCTTTATACCCGTGATAATGGACGGCTTGAGCACCGGGATCCACATGGGGTCCTTGGTTTCCCTGAGAATGTCGAGCATGTCCCAGTACCTCTTTTTGAGGTCCGTGAGCATTTCAGGTTCCTTGTTGAATAACGCGGCTATCATGATCAGGACCTTGAAAAGTCCTGCTGCCAAAATCACCTCGGCGTCCATCTACTACTCTAGTGAGATCTTTTTGAAAACGAATTTTGAGTACAAATCAGACACGAGTCCATTGGGTATGGTAAGCATGGGTTCCCATACCAGTTTTTCAAAGCCCACCTCTTTTAGTTTTGAAATTAAGACCCGAGAGTCCAAGGTGGGTTCCTCACGACCGCCATCTGCATAGAATGGGCCATCTACCAACCTGACCAGGAGCCCCCGGTTTCCTTTGGTCAGAGCAATTTCATTTCCAAATTGATCCTTGAAGTGGCCGAACTGATCAACCATCCCCTCGGCCCTGGCTAGTTCAGGAGTTATACCGATCAGTAAGCCTCCCGGTTTGACCGAAAGGGCCAAGGCCTTGAGTGAGAGTTCGAGCGTCTCTGGGTCATCGAATATGTAATGCAAGGAGAAGTTGTAACAGACGACATCAAAGGGCCCTGCGAACGCCGCCTGCCGAATGTCACCCCGGCCCAGAAAACATACACTCAAGTGCATGTCGAGGGCCCGTTTCTCCGCCTCGAGGAGGGATTCGTCATCCGGATCGATTGCGAAGATCTTAGCCTTGACTGCTTTCCACTTGTGCCAGTCGCCTCCGCGACCACATCCACAGTCCAATACGGTCGATCCAGGTCGGACCCAATTGGTGATGAGTTCACGCTTGGACCGGTTGTGCAGTTTACGAAGTTCGTCCATTGCGTATTTGGGCTTAAAAAATAAGCACTTGTTACTCTTATATATGGGTTCTCTTGAGCAAGATTACCTGACGGTCCCAGGACAGCTTTTTGCGTGCATTTCCTTCGTGGGTCCTGATCAGCCGCAAAAGAATGAGAAGCTCGGGATGAAGATCCGTGGATGCTTCGCGACCCGTGACGAGGCTGCCAGCCACGCCAAGCGCCTCCAGAAGGAGGATGCGATCGTCGACATTTACGTCGTGGACATGTACAAGTGGCTGCTGATCCCCCCGGATCGCGACCAGATCGAGGATGTCCATTACCAGAACGACAAGCTCGAGGAGATTATGAGCAAGTACCGTGAGAACCAGTCGCAGGCCGCGGCGATGTTTGAGAAGCGCAAGCGCGACATGACCGCCAAGCCGATCGCGGGCGACACGCCTTACATCGAGCCCGGGGATGAGAACAGCAAGTTCTACACCAAGCCCGACGTGCCACCGATTCCTCACCCGGCCGACCTTATTGACGACCTGAAGAAGGAGTTCCCGGACATGGAGATGCTCGAGCTGGTCAAGCTGGCCGACGAGCGTGTCGGTGTCGAGATCGCCCGCCGCCGCGCCGCGGAGGAGGCCGAGGCCAAGGCACAGGAGACCATTCCCGAGGGTGATGAGACTGCCGAGGCCTAGGTTTTTTTACGAGCATAAATTAGTATAAATGATTTTCATTCTGTTGGCGTTCGTCATAGGTGTGATACTGGCCTACCTGGCTTATACACACGTTCCGGTGGCGCCAGCCCAAATATCTCAAACTGTTCCAGCGTACGACAATCAGTTTGAGGTATTCAGAGATATGGAGCCGGCCGATCAGACTCGTGAGAATTCATGGGTCGGTTTTTTGCAAGAAAATGTACGAGCTGGCCGCACGGGTCCAATCGGTGACTTTATCGGTGAGGACTCTAGTTCCGGTTCGGCGCCTCTTTTCTATTTCGATTCGATCCCAGAACCTGGAGCCATCGAAGCCACCAAGGCGGTCGCGGGGCAGCCCGTCTCTAAGGTTATTCTTATGGACTCTATAAAGGGTACCGAGACTGAACTCGGCCCAGGGACTCACAAAATCACACCCACGACGAGCTCGATGAAGGTTTATCCTCCGTTGGTCGTCGTGGCCGAGAACGCGACGGGAATTAAGCAGACCACCAAATATGTCGCTGGAAATGCAGTGAGCAACCTGGTTCTGGACAAGTCTTACAAATTTACTAAAGTTACACTGAGCGTACCTTCCTAACTCTTGATCACGACCGGACGCATATTCACAAGAAGGGCCCCGATGATGATACCCAAGAGCACAAGCGCCATGGGATTTCCCTTGAGGCTCTCGAACACGTCAGCTCGGGGAGCGGTCGCCACGTCCCGAGGCTCCTCCTCTTGCATGTAACGCTGCTGCTGCTGAGGCCACTCACTTTCGGACGGGGCGTTTCTTGACTGGGGTTCGTTTTGCTTTAGGAACGGGAGGTTCTCCATCACTACCCTCTTCGTCACTCTCGCTTTTATCTGGTACTACGAAACCATCCAAGTTGCCGTCGTCGTCTGCATCCGAGTCTTCATCTGAGTCTTCGTCGTCGTCGTCGTCGTCGATCACGTCGTCGTCGCACGTATCAGACTCGTGAGAATCGTATTCGTCTCCAGAGTAATCGTCCTCGACTTGCTCGATGGGCTCATAACGGACAGGGGGCTTGGAGACGCGACCTGATCGCGTCCGGGGCGGCTCACTGGTCACCGCGACGTCTGGGGAATTTGTCCGGAACGACATCTTCTGCGTAGTCTTTGGTTGTTTCGTTTAAGTACTTGGGGAAGAAGTACAACCCACGGGCCATTGCATTTTGGTTCAACATGTATTCACCTTCATAACCGAGTTCGGCTGCGATAATCTGGAGCTCCTCGGCGTAATTGGAATCATCGGCTCTCTCCACGAAAAGACCCAGGTTCCTGATATTCTCGATGGCTCCATATAGGGCAGCGGCCGACTTGTCGATGCTGGCAGTTCCAAGGTGGAACTCGAACGTCTTCATGTTAAAAAGAAACTCCTTCCATGTGGCTTCGTCGAGACCCGAGTACACATGGACGCGCTTTTCATAAGCGACAAAGCGACGACCTTGCGACATTGGGAAAAACATCCATAAGAAAACCGCCAGTAGGACTACCCACAATAGCAACATCTTTGAGTTGCTCTACTAATGATGGCGAAAGAATATAGTCTTCGCCTCTGAACTCGGTGCACTCTTCGTCGAAGCACCGCTGATGGATTTTACCATCAAATACAGAGAACCAGACGTGGTTCGACTTGTGTTCGTCTCCGATGCGTTCACAAAACTTCGAATCCGTCTGGACAAACCACCCGTCGTGCTCGTGTCTCTGAACCTTCTTGACGCGCGCACGCCGCTGACCCATCATGTACTGCTGAATGTACTCCTCGAGAGGGCCAGTCTGACCGAGCACCTCCTGGGGCCGTGCGTCTTCACTCGTCCTGACGGCAAACAGAGCCATGATCTCGGCACTAGGTTCCTTTGAAAATTCACGCGTGAAGGTGCCGTCAGGTCCCGTGCCGCGCCACGGCAAGTACGGGTCTCCACTCGGCTTCTTGTGGGACCAGAGCATGCGAAGACCCGACCCTCCATAGACGGACGCATCAACCACCTTGTCCCAGTCAAATTCATGGTACCTACTCAGACCTAGAATGATTTTTGTTCGTAAATTCATAGCCTGGGTCCGAGTCACGATCAGGTCGGGCCAGTGAATATGAACTCCAGATTTTATACCTTCTTTGACGGGTCGAGGAAAGGCCCGAGCGATGAGACACTGGCCTCCGTCCACCTCTTCCGCAATTATGGAACAAAATTGGATGAGATCTTCATCCTTGAGTTTTTCCTGAGCCTTGTAGTCAAGGTCCACGAAAAATTTGAAATGATCAGTCTTCTGTTCGACCACATACAATTTCGATCCTCTGACGAGGTCCACACAAGACTGATAGAACTCTCGAGTGTCTTCAGTCGGCACGGACAGGATCCCACCGTCCATAAGGACATGGGTCGCGGGACCACTCGGAATCCGCCACCGATCCATTACTTACTTACTTACTCTTCGTCTGAACTCTCTAAGGTTAGGAACGCCCAGAATGGCTTGATCCGGTACGTTTTCTTTTTGGGTTCGGCAGCTGGCGGCACCTCGGCCGCCGCAGCCTCTTGGACCGCCTCAGCCTTTTCAATTTCGTAACACAATCGGCGAAGGGACATTTCACTCGCAAGTTTCTGAGGATCCGAGCCGTCCGCCCTGAGGCTGGCGAGTATCGTCGCAAACTCGAGTTTTGATCGAGTCATTAGTAAGTCCGGAGGACTTATTTACGCGCCGCCGCCGCGCTAGCTTCTCAAATTGAAAGGGGTTTTGTGTGTACCGAGAGCCTGTGTGAACTCTGGGTTCCCTAGTACGTGCTGACGAATCATGGGCCATAGATTCGAACGGCTTGCGATGTTCGCGAGTGGCTCGAATTTACAATCGTCATTCTCATCGTAATTCTTACGAAAAG